AATAGTTTATTATACTTTGTATGTTCTCGAATATGCATGGCTTCTTGTTTGCAAAAGAGGTCTATATCTTTTAATAATTTTTTGTCTGTAATATCATTTCTGTATGCTCTTACTGACGCAATAAATGATTTCTCACCTTCGGGAAAACTAAGACTTATTGCATTATAGAATGCAGTAAAAAATTTATTATTAAAATTCCAATCCTTTAATAACCAATCTTCTAAATCAAACTTCATGTCTCTAACTACCATTGTCATTTCTTGAACCTACTATCTATCCAACATTTCCCATAATACATTAAACCTATCCAAAGAGATATTTCAAATACTTCAATATATCCAAGATTGTTTATTACATCTATGTCCATTACTTGTCCCAGCTCTTGATTGCAGTAAAGTTATTATAGGCAAACTCCATTCTGTCAACGAGTTTAACTGCTTTACCTTTCCTATCGATTGCAACATAACCTTCGGGGTTGACAACTTCAAACCCAGTTGCAGTCTTTTTAAAGGTTCCTATGTTCTTAACTCTATTTAGGGCAACGATAATAATCTGTTTTGCAATTACTAACTGTTCCATGAACTTGGTAAGGTTGGTTATGAACTTCTTAAGTGAAAGTAGTTCGCTGAATATTTGTTCGCCTATCTCTCTTTTAATCTCTTTTGTTTTTTCCATTTTGACTTTACCAACTACTTTATCTCTCCAGTAGTTTTCAAAATGTTTTAGATACCCGTCAGCTGTGGGTTTATAATTACCAGCACGGATTAATGAATTTGTGTATGTTTTATATGAGGCACCAGCAGCTCCCTTTGCACCCATGGCAGTTTGTAATTCCTGAAACTTTTTCAAGTCATTCTTCTTGATACCATGAAATGCTTTACCTACTAGAGATAATGTTTTAGATAAGTTAACACTCTCCTTTGCAGTCATAGTAGAATTACCACTCACATCTTTATAGGTTGCATCGTCAACCCACACATCATTATTGTGTCCTAGTTTAGATATATTTGCACCAAAAGAAGCACCAAGGTCTTCTATGGTTGAACCTGTATATGAGGTATGAAATACTATGCCTAGTTTTGCATTTGCAATCTTAGCTCCTAGGTCTGACTCTATGTCTACTGCATAAAGAATAGTATTAGGTTGGAATGTAACATAAGATTTACCGTCTATTGTCTGCATTTTCTTATCAGAAGAGGTAAACATTAGGTCACCTTGTAGTATCTTGTCAAATGATAACTTTGAAAGATACTTAAAGGATTGTAAGAACTTATCTTGTAGGTCACCCGAGAGTTCAGGTGCGTCTTTTATTGCTTTTTCGGAAGTGTAATGTAGTTGTTGTTTGGTGAATAGTGATTTCTTTGCAACAAAGAATTGTCCAGTCTCGGGGTGTTTTCCAGCCCAAATTGCTGGAGCTCCATCCCATTTTACAGTCATATTGACTTTACTATTGGAATTCCCTTTCATCATGTCTCTAAGACCTTGAAGAAAGTTTATTGCACCACGACCACCATCAATACCTTGATTGATAATTTCGTCTTCTAAATGTTCTAAATGTAGATTTTTCGCTGCCATAATAGTATTCTATCACAAGTTGTTGTGGAATACTACTATTTATGCTTTTTTATAATTTACTAAAGTGCGATACTAGGTGCATCGTTATCGATGTTATCTTGTAGATTATCAGAATCCGCCTGTAAACTTGCTAAATCTGTTTTTAATCTAGTCAAAGCCTCTGCACCTTCTTGAGCTGAGACATCTTCACCATTGTCACTCCAATCTTTCCACACCTTATAGACTCCCCTAACTAAGGAAGTTGCTCTAGTGCTACTGCCAGTAGTAGTTTCATCTGCTGTTGGATATTGAGTTCTCCACCATGCAAAATACGCATCACCACCACCCGTTGTTGTAGTTGTGTGTGCTAATGCCTCCGCATCAGTTTCTCCATTTGGGCCAAAGGTATTTGAATTAACACCTTCTATCCAGTCAATGTATCTTTGAACTTGTAGAATTTTGGTGTCTACACTTGCTTTTTCATCTGCATATGCCATATGCTTCCTCCTAAATATAGAACTATTTAGGTTTTCGAAAGGGGTGAGGAGTGAAGTTTATCTTCTAATTGACCTATTTTTAGCTGAATGAGTTGAACCTTGCGTTCTTCCCCATTAATCTTAGCTTCTTTCAGTTTTTTCTTGAGCGCAATTTTATGTGTTATCGTTTCGATAACTTCGTCTGATTTTAAAGTCTTATTTACCATCACGCCACCATTATACACGCTTCCCAAGTCTCCTCTATATTACTTATAGGTTCACACATTGGTTCCGTTGAACATGGAATTGTTGAACACTCAATAGGTTCTTGGGGTGGTAACTTTTCTATTTCAGGTGGACATAGGGTTGTTCCCTCTTTGTCATTATAACATAGGCCGGGCAATACTTCCCATGAACCACATGCAGACAAAGATATTGTCAGAAATAATATAGTCAAAATTCTCATAATACTATTTAGGGTGACTTTAGAAGTCTCCGTCTGCAACTTGAACTACAGTGGTTCCTCTTGCTCTCCACATATCAACGACTTTGTTTCTATCGTCAAATACGAGGTCAATTTTACCACCAATTTCTTCAAACTTGTCAGCAAGTTCTGCTTTGAATACTTCATCAGGGTCATATGAACCATCAGGTCTAAGAAAAAGACCTTTATGACCACCACCAATCCACTTATCAATTTGGGATTCAGTAATAGCTCTTTCTGACTCATTCCTTGCTGAAAAGAATGCAACTTGGTCACCAGCTGCAATTAATCTTTTTGCAATGTTACATACCCATTCAACTGGTGTATCGAAGGCTGTTTGCCTCCTAAATTCATTCCAATCTTTAGGCTGAGAACCGTCTACCAAATGTCTCCTATGTTCACAATCGGCAATAGTTCCGTCTACATCAAAAATTACTGTTTTCATACCTATATATTATCAGAAAATGGCACCCATTGTCAAGGCTAAATCTTAAAATCGGAGTATCTATCTCGTCCTCTATCTGCTACTGGAACTGAATCATCAAAATCTTCTTCAGCTGAATCTATCAATTCTTCTTGTGCTTCTTGTTCACAATCATAAAGTTTCATGCGACTTCTATCTATACCTATAACAAATCGTTTAAATATTGTAGGGTCATTGTATCTGTTCTTTAATTGTTTGACTACTAACTGGTCTAAATCTTCTAGTTCGTCACTGGTAATCAGTGCAAACATTAAATCTGCAGTTGCAGGCAGTCCAAAAGATTCCGAAGTGTCTTCGAGTCCAATATCTGTGGAACCATAGCCACTTCGGGTTGTCTGTGTTGCACTCACAATAGGAACATCATATTCCACTGCAAGTCCTCTTAATTCTTCTGCGATACTCTTAACTAATGTGTAAGAGTTTGCACCAGCTCCCGGCCGAATTCTATGTGATGCACATATATTTAGATAATCAATGAAGATAATGTCGGGCTGAAAGTCTTTTTTAATATTTAACTCTTGCATTAAATGTCTGAAATGACCAGCATGAGCAGCTGCAGTAGGATATTCTTTTACAATAAGTTTACCCTTGGTTTTGTTTTTAAGTTTATCAATCTTCTTATCAAACATTTTCTTTGATAAGTCAGGCAATTCCTTCATAGGAATATTCAATGTGTTTGCGTCAATCCTTTCTGCAATTCTTTCTTCACTCATTTCAAGTGTAATATACAATACATTCTTATTCATCATAAGATTTGCAGCTGCACAATGACACATGAATAATGATTTACCAACACCAGTTCCAGCAAGACAAATGTTTAATGTCTTGTTAGGTAATCCACCCTTGGTAATCTTATTAAAATACTCTAAGTCAAATGGAATCTTCTCTTCTTCCGTATGATAGAATTCAAATCTATCGTCTGAATCCTCTATCACATCATGACCAATATGAGTATCAAAAGACACGGAAAGTGCATCCTTAAGAAGTTCAGGTATTTCACCAGTGGAGCGTTGGGACTTCTTGTCTATGACTTCGATAGAATCCATGACTGCAATATAGATTGCTCTATCTTTGCACCATTTCTCTGTCTCGTCTACCAACCACTCTTGTGGAGTGTCATCTCCACCGAAACCTTTAACAATAGTTTTTGCGTCCTTGAGAGTCTTCTCATTAAGGGAAGTGCTATTCTCAAGATTTATGAGAAGTGCTTCTACTGTTGGTGGTTTAGTATATTTCTGAAAGTAATCGTATGAGAATTCATAGATTGTTTTTTCAGATATATCTGTGAAATACTCTGGCTTCAGAAAAGGTATGCACTTCCGTGTAAACTCTTCATTCTGAATCAGATTCTTGAGTATCGTCTGTTCTAGTCTCGTTTCCATATTTAAAATAATCTCTTACTACTACCTCAAGCCTTTCCATTACTTCTTTTGTAAAGAATTTCTCGGGGTTGTTATTAATCGTTTTTGCAAATTCAGTTTTACCGTTTGGTAATTCCACTCGTGTTGAGGATTTCTTGAATATTTCACTTGCAAGAGCAAGGTCAAGTAATCCGTAGTATCTATCTAAACCAGTTTCATAGTTTAGTCGGACATCAACTATTCGGTTTTCCACTGTAAGTCTTGACTTTGCATTTTTACAGTGAATAATATTTCCGATAACTGTTGTCCCTTCCTTCTCTTTTTTCTTGGACAGATAGATAATAGTTGAAGCTGCATACTTCAATCCACTACCACCACCCATTTCTTTTTGAGGGAACATAGAACCAATAACATCATAAGTGTGATTCGTAACTATTAACGGGACGCCTGTCCTTCCTAGTTTGAGAGTCAATACTCTGAATGTGCCTTTAACAATTTGAGCACGAGTCATGTCTCGGGTTTCTTTACCCTCTGCAGTGTCCTCGATTTCTTTTGTAGTAGATAACATACCCAATGAATCAAGACACATCATCATAGGTGGTCTTTTATCTTTTGGGGTTTCTAGATATTTGTCTAATATAGAAATTGCCTGTTGTCTAAATTCTTGAACGGTCACTACAGGCACAATGATCATTCTCTTTGAATCAATACCTCTTGCTTCAATCATTTCTCTGCTAATTGCAGATTCAGATTCAAAGAAGATTACAGCTGCGTCTTTATTATCCTCAAGGAATTGTCTAACCATTCCAAGTGCAAAATAAGTTTTACCAGTTGCTGATTCTCCTGCGATTGCAGTAATTTTGTTTGTTGGTAGTCCACCGTATAATGAACCACTCAATAATGCATTGAAGACATAACTACCCGTATCAACGAATGAGTCAACATCTCCAGCACTTACACCATCTGAAACGACACTTGCATATTCGTTTCCCGATGATTTAACTAAGTCTTTTAAAAATGACATAAACACTCCTCATAAATGTATACTACTATTATACTATTTATAGGGAGTGTTGTAAAGGTGGTTTCTTAACTTTCTTCTAAGCTTTCTTCGTCTTCGTCTGTTATGCCAATAGCTCTGATAAGTGAATGAACTTCTGCACCATCGTCATTGTATAGATTTTGAAGTCCTTGTCTCAATAGGTTTCTACCTACTGATTCGATTTTCTTACCAGCAATCAAAGGTTTGATAAAGTCTGCTTGTGGTTTATTACCACCGTTTGTCATTTCTGCAAATGTGTTTTTGATTTCAGTGATAGACGCAGTGTTAACTGTCAACTCACTTTCATTTGCACTTAAGAGTGCAGCCATACCTAATAATAGGTTTACTGACATAGTTTTCACATTTGGATATGCTTTCCTGATAACTTCGGAAGCTTCAACCATAAACCTTGAATCTACAGATTCCCAGTTTTTGTCGAACATTCCAAAACCACCTAGGTCATATGCATCTGTATCAAGGTTGGTATTACCGACATTCAATTTACACCTTTTTAGTAATGCAAGTTGATCCATTGCAGTTGAGTCTCTAAAGACAACCTTTGCTCTAAAGATTTCATCAGGTGCCATTGAGGTTTGGTCTGCATTACGAGTTTTAAACATTTTTGCTTCGATTCTTTGACACTTAGCTTCTGAATGAGTAATGTCATGTGTAAATATAGAAGTTTTAATACCTAAAAGACCAACGATTGCAGCCATGATACTTCTGTGGAATCCGTCCCATACGAACTTTCTTCCATCAGGTCTGACTGCAAGGTCAACATGACCTGCTACTGCTTTATCAAAACCACCACTGTCAATCAAACGATTGATTAGTCTTTGGATTTTGAGTTTTCTTTGGTAAGTCAAATCAACATAGATATCAGACAAAGGAATTAAATCTTCACCTGTATATGGTAATGCTGCTTGGAGTTTGTTGATAGTGTCAAATTTGAAATTATCTATTTGTGTGATAACTTTTATGATATCCGAAAGTTTGACGACTTCCGTCATTGCACCGATTTGTGCAAACGCTTGTGACTTCTTCATAAGTCTTTCTCCTTGTTGTTTCCAACAGTTGTTATTAACATATTCCGCTAGGAATACTACTATTATATAGTATGCTTGGGAGTTTGACTAGGGGGTTTTTCGTTTTTCTTTTCTTTCTTTTCTTTCTTGTCTGATGTCTTTAATAGTGTCGTTTCTTGCTAAAGACTTCTCTATCATAGTTTTGATTAGATAGATTTGACATTCCAAATGAATAATAAAACCAAAGATAACCGCTATCATGGCAATGTAGAAACAGTCTAGAAATTCAATAACCATTATGATACCTCGTCAATTTGTTCTTGGGTGACTGTTCCTTTTTCTATAAGAAGCTTACGGTGGATTAAATGTTGTTCTTGGATTTCTTCTTTATTACCACCAGCATAATCAACTGCATGGTTGTCTGCAATCATTTGTTGATTTATACTAACTTTACCTTTCACATGACCATCTCTTAAATTTGCTTCATGTTTAACAAATAACTCACCAAGAATTCTACCAAACTTCCCTTTATCATGAGAGATAAGGGTGACATCTTGTTCTTCTAACAAGTGTTGTAAGTGGTATTTTGATGCCTTGCCAAAGAGCTTTTCGACCTTATCTCGGGTGCGTGATTCGGGAGTATCTATCCCCATTAAACGCACTCTTTGTTTCTTATAAACCATTCCAAATCCTAAATCGATATCTACATCAACAGTGTCACCATCAACCACACGGGTAACATTTACATTATATTCATACATAACCCTTTATTTAGGACATTCTAGAATTGTAGGTTATGAATCTCCAAAAAAGGAGTCAAGACTAGCAACTGGTTCAACATTCCAACCAATTAAACTAATGACAACCTTCAAAGGGTCTACGAATGCTTTATTGAATTGCATATCGTAATCTATAAATCTATGTAAATCTAATTCTCTAGGTAATACATTAAGGAATGCAATGACATTCTCATTAATAGGATTAGGGGTTGACAAATAACTGAAATGTATCTTCTCACCATTCTTAACCATTTCATATCTTCTATCAATATTCTTCTTCTTAAGGTGGTGATTGTATAACAAAGAACCTCTTACATGAATTGGTGTTCCTTTCCCGTAAATATGCGTGGGGTCTGCATACTGAACTAATCCTTTACACCCTCTAGGAAATGCAACTTCCTCGGGTGGTAAATTCCTAAATTCTTTTCGTGCATTCTCCACAAAATCCCACAAGTCTGTTTCTTCACCATTCATAACAACTTGAAAAGCCTCTGTGAGTTTTCCTCTAACCCATTGTGGTGTTGAACTCTTTGCAGTTTCAATACCCATCATTTTAAGTTTAGGAGTTTTTAATCTGACCCCTTCGTTATCATGCACATTAAGAATGTATCTTTTCTTTGCAGTCCAAATACCACGATCTGCAATAATCTCTCTGCCCATTTCCATTTTGTTTTGATATGCATTTGTATATTCTGCAAGTTCGTCAAAACCGTCAGCAAGAACTTTCTCAATCAAAGCTTCGGAACTGTTTAAGAAGTCCACAATCTTAGCCTTGTTTGTTTCTTCGGGAAGAACTCTTTGAACTAATTTATCCATAGTAATATAAAG